GGTATAGAACTAATGGCAACCGGCGAAAATGCCGGTACATGGGGTACAAAAACTAATACCAATTTACAAATAGTAGAAAAAGCAATCGCTGGTTATGTAGAAAAATCTATTGCTGGTGGTGCACAAACAACAGCATTAACAATTACAGATGGTGACACAACAGAGTCTACATCTGTTGCAAGGCATGCTGTTATAAAATTAACAGGGACTATTACAGGTAATCAAATTGTAACTGTTCCAGATTCTATAGAAAAAGTTTACATCGTTGTAAATGGAACATCAGGTACTTTTAGTGTTCAATTTAAAACTGCATCAGGGACTGGTATAACTTTTGGTTCATCTGATAAAGGAACTAGATTAGTTTTTTCTGATGGAACAAATATAGTTGATGCAGGCGGAAGTGTTGGAGCACATGATTTAAATGGTGAAGTGTTAACTCTAGACGCTGATGCCGATACAACAATCACAGCAGACACAGATGATCAAATAGATATTGCAATCGCTGGAGCAGATGATTTTAGATTTACAGCAAATACATTTACAGCGTTATCAGGTAGTAGTGTTGTTATACCTGATGGTGGCTTAACTTTAGGAAGCACAGCTGTAACATCAACAGCAGCAGAATTAAATATTTTAGATGGAGTTACATCAACTGCAGCAGAACTTAACATCTTAGATGGAGTTACATCAACTGCAGCAGAGCTTAATATCTTAGATGGAGTTACATCAACTGCAGCAGAATTAAATTTGGTAGATGGTATTACAGCAGGAACTGTAAGTGCATCAAAAGCAGTGATAGTAGATTCTAATAAAGATTTAACGGGTCTTAGAAATTTAACTATCGCTGGAGATCTTACAGTATCAGGTGATGATATTTTCATGGCTACTAACACTGCAGGTAATTTATTAATTGCAGATGGCACGAATTTTAATTCAATAGCTGTGGGTGATTTATCAGAAATATCTACAGTCGCTAATGATGATGTATTTTTAGCAGTTGATACTTCTGGTGGTGGTCTTAAAAAAATTGCAAGATCGACAGTTGTATCAGGACTCGCTACATCAGGTGCAATATCAAACGTAGTTGAAGATACATCTCCACAATTAGGTGGTGATTTAGATACTAACTCTGCAAATATTTTAATTGATGATGCACATTTTATTGGAGATGAAAATGGTAATGAACAAATTATATTTCAAACAACAAGTTCAGCAGTTAATCAATTTGATGTAACAAACGCTGCAACAGGTAATCCACCAAAAATATCTGCAACAGGTGGTGACTCAAATATAGATTTTGATTTAGAGGCAAAAGGAACTGGCCACGTAACTATTAGAGGTAATTCTAATTCAGGTGCTATACAATTTAATTGTGAATCTAATTCACATGGTCAAATATTAAAAGCACAACCACACTCAGCAGCTGTAACAAATGAAATGTTATTACCAGATGGTGCTAATTCAACTTTAGTATCTCTTGTGGCTACACAAACTTTAACAAATAAAACTTTAACTACACCAGTTATTGCAGAAATAGATTCAGGCTCTACTATTACGTTAGATGCTACAACAGATATTATTCTTGATGCAGACGGTGCAGATATAATTTTTAAAGATGGTGGCACATCTATTGCTACTTTTACAAATAGTTCAACAGATTTTATAATAGAAACTGCTACTTCAGATAAGGATTTAATATTTAAAGTTAATGATGGTGGAAGTTCTACAGAGGTTGCAAGATTTGATGGTGATGTCTCAGCATTTTTAATGGCTTCAGGTAAAAAAATTATGTTAGGTGCTGCTGAAGAAACAATTTCTGGAGATGGCACAGATATTACTTTTGAAGTTGGATCAAGTGGTGACATAAATATTCCTGCAAATATAGGATTAACTTTTGGTGATGACGGCGAAAAAATTGAAGGTGATGGTACAGATTTAACTATCACTGGTAACAATATTAATCTTACAGCAACAGCTGATGTGGTTATACCAGCAAATGTTGGTATCACTTTTGGCTCTGGTGAAAAAATTGAGGGTGACAGCACTGATTTAACAATTACCTCTGGAGCTAAAATTAATTTAACAGCTACATCAGATGTGCATATTCCAAACAATGTTGGAATAGTTTTTGGTGGTGATTCAGAAAAAATTGAAGGTGATGGCACTGACATGACTATTAGTGCTAATAATTTAACAATCGATGCTGCTGCAGATATTAATTTAGATGCTGATGGTGCTGATGTTAACATTAAAGATGGTGGTACAACAATACTATCATTTACAAATAGTTCTAGTGATGCTGTAATAACTGCAGGTGTACAGGACAAAGATATTATATTTAAAGGTGATGATGGTGGATCAGCCATTACATCTTTAACTTTAGATATGTCAGCAGGTGGTATTGCAACTTTTAGTGCTGCCGCTAATGTAACTCAGCAAGCTTTAACTTCTTCTTCAAATTCTGTAGCATGGGATGCCTCTGCTAAACCAAATGCTTTTCATGTGACAACAGAAAATACTACATTTGCTGCACCAACTAACAATGTTGAGGGTGCTTTTATAGCTTTAGAAATTAATTACAATGGTTCACACACTATTGCTTTTAATACTATATTTGAATTTGCTGCATCAACTGCACCTACATTTACTTCAACAGATGGTAAAACTGATATATTAGTTTTTAGATATAATGGTTCAGTTTGGCAAGAAGTAGGTAGAACATTAAATTTAAGTGAGAGTTAAGATATGTATGCGTTAGTAGAAAACAATGAAATAACAAAAATTATAACAAATCCTAAATCTTTAGTGATTGGTGATGTAAGATATCCGGCTAACATATTTCAACTTTGGACAAAAGCTGAAAAAGAAGCGGTTGGAATTTATGAAGTCGTAACAAACTCATCTAATTTTAAAGACGAAGAATATTACGTTAATACAAGTGAACAATATAATTTTGCAGATGGACAAGTCACTAGATCATGGGGAACTGCAACAGCTAAAAATATTGCAGATACTTTATGGACTCAAACAGATTCAGATAATGGAGATTTGCCAGACAACAAAGAAGTTGGAGATGTAAGAGTTGAAGGTTTAAAAACTCAAAAGAAAAAAATTGTAAAACAACAAGCTGAAGGTTTGTTAGCACCTACAGATTGGTATGTAGTAAAAGCAACAGAGGTTGAGGATTATTCTGTACCATCTAACATTACAACATTTAGAGCTGGTGTAAGAGCTAAGTCAAATGAAATGGAAACAGCAATTGACAATGCGGCTGATGTTGATGCTCTTAAAACTTTATATACTTACACTGAGCAAGAGGATGGAAGTATAACAAGACCATTAGGCGAATTTCCAAGATTGGAGGATTAATGCCGCTAATACTTGGGACTAACTCTATAAAAGATACTGGATACAATGTTGCTAACTCTGTGAGACTTGAGGCTGCTTATATGAAAAGAACGGTAACTCCATCAACGTCTAACACTTGGACTCTTTCTTTTTGGCTTAAAAAAAGTGGTCACAATGGTAGTTCTGAAGGTTATCTTTTTAGTTATGGGAGTGATGGCGGTCAAGGACTTTATATTAGTGCGGCTGGTTATATAGGCTATTATGGTGCTTCAGGTTATACGTCAGATTCTACATTAAGCTCTGGTGTATTAAAAGACTCATCCGCATGGTATCATATACTCTTTAGTGTTAGCAGTGGAACTGGAACACTTTACATTAATGGAGTTCAAGACGCACAAATAAGTAATGTTGCACCATTAAATGCGACCACTGGAAATACTTACGCTGTTAATAGTTATATAAATTATGAGGCTAATTTTGATAATTTTTTAGGTTATTTAACAGAATATGTTTTCATCGATGGAACTGCGTATAATCAAAATTCATTCGGAGAGTTTGATGAAGACAGTCCTACAATATGGAAACCAATAGATGTATCAGGACTAACATTTGGTACAAATGGATTTTATTTAGATTTTGAAGATAGCTCAGATTTAGGAAAAGATGTATCAGGTAATGGTAATGATTTTACAACGACAGGGCTTGCTGCAACAGATCAATCTACAGATACTTGCACAAATAATTTTGCAACTTTTAATCCTCTAATTACTTTTCCAGCAAATCCACCAGTTTTGTCAGAAGGAAATCTTAAAGTTGAAACTGTTGATCAGGATCCTGCACATTTTGGTGGTGCATCAACTATTGGTGTGTCGCAAGGTAAATGGTATTTTGAATCTACGAGTCTTTCATCAAGAGAACTCGTAACCGCAGGTGGTGGTAGTATTACTCATGCTGTTGGTATTCATTCAAATCCTGCTGAAGCCGCAAGACTAGCAACAACATATTCTGCTCAAGTTACAGGAGGTGTTTGGTATGCAACAAACGGTAAATACTACAGCACAGCCACAGGCACTAGTGGTGCATCTTATGGAAGTTCATTTGCTCACGATGATATAATTGGAGTTGCTATTGATCTTGATAACCATAAAGCATATTTTCATAAAAATGGCACATATCAAAATAGTGGAGATCCAACATCAGGATCAACAGGAACTGGTGCTATATCAATTCCTACTGGATTAACTTATTTTGCTTTTGTTACAGATGTTGGTGGATCAGCAAATACTTCATCAATAAATTTTGGTAGTCCAATAAATTCAATCTCATCAGGAAATAGTGATGCTAATGGATTTGGTAATTTTGAATACGCGGTGCCATCGGGTTATTTTTCCCTTTGCACCAAGAACCTAGCGGAGAACGGATAATGGCCTATACTACTATAGATAACCCAGCACAATTTTTCACTAATTTCTTATGGACGGGTGACGGAAGTTCTCCTAAATCATTTACAGGGGTAGGTTTTCAAGCTGATATGCTGTGGTCAAAAATACGAACAGATAATCACCAACACAACATAATGGATACAGTAAGAGGTGTAGATGCAAGATTGATTTCAACGAATAACAAAAATGCAGAAGATACAAGTAGTCTCACTCATGGTCATTATGATAGCTTAGATAATGATGGATTTACAATCACTGGAGCTGGTGGTTATTGGAATGTAAATACAAATGCAGAAGATTATGTGGGCTGGTTTTGGAAGGGTGGTGGCTCTGCATCATCAAACTCAAATGGAGGTATGACAAGTTCTGTATCTGCAAACACTACTGCTGGATTCAGTGTTGTAACATGGTCGGGTAATGGGAGTGCATCAACTGTTGGACACGGGTTGTCCTCAGCGCCAAAATGGATTTTTTTTAAAGCAAGAAATAATTCAAGTTATGCTTGGTTTGTAGGTCATGAAAAATTAGATTCAAGTAATCCTTGGAATAAATATATGACTTTAGAAAATAGTAACGCACTTAATGATGATGTTATTTGGAATGACACTGCACCAACTTCAAGTGTTTTTAGCGTTGGAAATTACGCCTCAACAAACGGTAGTGGTGTTAATTTCGTAGCGTTTTGTTGGCATGATGTTAAAGGTTACTCGAAATTTGATAGTTACGAGGGTAACGGAAATGCAGATGGACCGTTTATTTACACTGGATTTCGTCCAGCTTGGATTATGATTAAAAATTTAGATGGCACAGATAATTGGAACATGTATGATAGTAAAAGAATAGGGTATAATCCAAACTATAGTTTTTTAATTGCAAATGAACCTAACCCAGAAAATACCACAACAGGAACTGCAAATTTAGATATACTTTCAAATGGTTTTAAGATAAGATCATCAACTGGTCACCTAAATACTTCTGCAGATACGTACATATACATGGCGTTTGCAGAAAGTCCTTTCGTAAATTCCAATGGTGTTCCAACAAATGCAAGGTAGATATGTTACAAAAAGTAAAATTTGCACCAGGATTTAATAAACAAGTTACCTCAGTAGGCGGTGAAAGCCAATGGGTTGATGGAGATAATGTTCGTTTTAGATATGGCACACCTGAAAAAATAGGTGGATGGTCACAATTAGGTTCTGTTCAAATTACGGGTAGAACAACAGCAATTCACCACTTTGTTAATACATCAGGTATTAAGTATGCTATTTTAGGAACAAATAGAATTTTGTATGCATACTCTGGTGGTATATTTTATGACATACATCCTATCAAAGCAACAACATCTTTATCAAATGCTTTCTCTACAACGAATGGATCAAAAACTGTAACACTTACGTTTAGTTCAGATCACAATATAAATAAATTTGATATAATATTATTAGATACTTTTACATCTATCACTGGTTCTGATTTTGTATCTGGAGATTTTACAGATAAAAAATTTATGGTAACATCGATACCAACTAGCACCACTCTTACAATAGAGATGGAAGAAAATGAATCTGGATCTGGTGCAACAACATCAGGTGGTATAAGAGTACAACATTATTTTCCTGTTGGGCCTGCAGTTGAAATTGCATCTACGGGTTGGTCTCTTGGACCATGGGGTGGGCAACAAGGTGGACAATTTACTTCTACATTATCTTCATCATTAAATACTAGTGTCACAAGTTTAACAATGGCTAGTTCATCATCTTTTCCATCTTCAGGAACGATATTAATTGGAACAGAATTAATTACTTACACAGGTAATGACAATAGCGGAACTTTATCTGGTTTGACTAGAGGTGCGTTAGGCACAACAGCAACTTCACATTCATCGGGTGCAACCGTGACAGACGCATCAAACTTTTTTGCATGGAACGCTGCAGCATCTGGAGATATCGTAACTGCACCTGGACTTTGGTCGTTAGATAATTTAGGTAATAAACTTATAGCAACTATAAATGGTGGTGAAAGTTTTGAGTGGGATTCTAATCCTACAGGAGCAAACAACACTAGAGCAACCATTATAACAGGTGCACCAACAGCTTCTGCATTTAGTTTAGTATCTACGCCAGACCGTCACTTAATATTCTTTGGCACAGAAACAACGATTGGGACTAAATCAACACAAGATCCAATGTTTATAAGATTCTCCTCTCAAGAGGATATTAATACTTACACACCTTCAGCAACTAACACTGCTGGTACACAAAGACTTGCGGATGGATCTAAACTTGTTGGAGCAATCAGAGGTCGTGATGCTATTTATATATGGACTGATACTGCATTATTTATCATGCGTTTTGTTGGTCCACCATTTACATTTTCATTTCAACAAGTAGGTACAAACTGTGGATTGATTGGACAGAATGCAGCTGTTGAAGTTGATGGTACAGCTTATTGGATGTCAGAAAATGGTTTCTTTAGATACGCTGGTAAACTAGAATCACTACCATGTTTAGTGGAAGACCATGTCTTTGATGATATTAATACGACACCAAAACAACATATTAATGCTGGATTAAATAATTTGTTTGGCGAAGTAATTTGGTTTTATCCAAATGCAGGTTCAGGTGTTGTAAATAGAATGGTTGCATACAATTATCTAGACTCAAGCAACGAGCGACCAGTGTGGACTACAGGTACACTAGCAAGAACAGCATGGGAAGACTCTGCAGTGTTTGGTAAACCACATGCAACAGAATATGATTCAAGTGCAGAAACAGCTGACACAGATGTTAATTATGTGCATGGTAATACAGATGGTGCATCGACATATTACGAACATGAAACTGGTTTAAATCAAGTTAAATTAGGTCAAACAACTGCTATCACAGCAAACATAGAGTCTGGTAGTTTTGATATTGGTCAACAAGGGCTAGCAGGTGATGGTGAGTTTATGATGAAAATAAGAAGAGTTATACCAGATTTTTTATCACAAACAGGTAATGCAAGAGTAACACTAAATTTAAGAGACTTTCCAAATGATACTGCAGCTAGTTCTACATTAGGACCATTTACAATATCTAGCAGCACTCAAAAGATTGATACAAGAGCTAGAGCTAGAGAGATATCTTTAAAAGTAGAAAACACTGGCACTAGTCAGTTTTGGAAACTTGGTACATTTAGAATAGACTATCAACCGGACGGGAGAAGATAATGCCATTAAATAAAAAAGGTAAAAAGATAATGAAGTCTATGAAAAAACAATATGGTAAAAAACGTGGTGAACAAGTTTTTTATGCATCGTTAAATAAAAAAACAATTAAGGGAGTTAAAAAACGTGGCTAGAATAATACAAGCATTAACACAACCAGATGAAGAATATAACCAACAAACTCAACAATCGTTTGTTAGAGACGTAGATAGTATTGTGCAAAAATTAAATACTACCTATCAACAAGATTTAAAAGACGAGTCAGAGGCGGAGGCTTTTTTCTTTGGCTAATACATTTATAAATAAAAAAGTAGATTTAACAACTACGTCAGCTACGACACTATACACAGTGCCGACTGCAACAACTGCTATTATAAAATCTATATTAGT